GCCGTCGGCGCGGGTGAGCGTGATATGCGGCAGCGGCAGGCCGCTGGCGGTGACGCTCTTGCCGGCCGGCATGAACAGCAGGCGCCCGGCCTTGATGCTGGCGATGGCGTCGAACTGCTGGCCCAGGCGGCTGAGCAGGTTGGCGTCGGATTCGTTGGCCTGGTCCACCTGGGCGAGCTGGATGGCCGATAGCGCGGCGCTGATCACCGGGCTCAGCCCATGGGCAGCGGCCACGGTCTGGACAATGGTGCCGAGCGTCTGCCCGCTCCAGCTGCGTTCCTTCTTGGCTTTGAGCCCCTCGCGCAGGTCTGCACTGCGGGCGCGGATGGTGAGCATGTCCGGCGCGCCGCTGTGCTCGACCTCGTCCACGGTGTAGCTGCCCTTATCCACGAGGCCCGTGTCGTGCCAGCCGAGCCACAGGCGCACCACGGCGCCGCGTGGCGGGATGGCCAGCAGCCCGTCGTGGTCGCTGAGGCTGATGCTGAGCTGGTCGGCCTCCATGCCGCGGTTGTCGGTGAGTTCGATGCTGATGAGACGCTGCTCGATCGCGCTGGTGATGTCCTGCCCGTTGACCACCACGCGGCAGATTGGCTGCGGGTAGGCGGTGGCGTCGCGGTACTTGTCCGCGGCCTGGCCGAGCAGGCTTTTGCCCTGGGCGATGATGGTGTCGATCAAAACAGCAGCCTCCGCAGGATGTTGCCCGCGGTGCTGATGGCGCTGCCGAGCAGATCCACCCGGCCGTCATCGATGCGTTTGAGCGTGAGGGTGAACTCGATGCGCCGCGCCTGGCCGTCGCGGAAAAACAGCGTGCGGGTTTCGCTCAGGGATTCGATGATCCAGGTGCCGTAGATCTTCCCGGTGCCCTCCACCAGCGGCCAGGCCTTGCCGGTGTCGGCCATGGTGCGCAAGGCATCCAGGCTCAGCTGGCTGCCGGCCAGCGCGGGCAGCAGCACGCCCGGCAGTGTGATGCTGTCATCACCGCGCCCCAGGTACTGGCGCGCCGGGTTGGTGCCGATGCGCGAGGTGCTGCCGTGCCGCCATTCGGTCTGGCGCTGGAACTCCTGGTAGGCCAGGGTCTCCAGGCTGAACACGAACATGCCAAGGGCCATCATCATGGTCCGTTACTCCTAGTAATCAGTCCTGGTCGAATAGGGATGAGCGGGCACGGGCGCCCTTCTCGCGCTCGCGCTTGTCCAGCTCGGCGGCGACGGCACGTGCGATGGCGTTGGCGTCCTGCCCGGGGGCCGCGTTGATGGTGATGTTGATGCTGGCGGGGCCGCTCTGCGCAGCTGCTGGCGAAGCCGCACGGGCGGCCAGCGGTGGGCGCGTATCAAACGCGACCGGCTCTGCGGCTGTGGGCATGGCACCGACCGCAGCGCTTAGGCCTATCGCCCCAGCGGCGGTCAGGCGCTTGGCGGTATCGGTGAGCTGCGACAGCGGACCGCGCTCGCCCGCTTGCAGGCCCTGGGCGAGGCCAGCCATGGTGAAGCCGCCCAGCTCTGCGAATACGCGCGATGGCGAATGGATGCCGAGCTTTTCCTTGAACCAGCCGATGCTGCTGTCTGCTGCGCCAACCACGGCACCCTTCACCGCGCCGGCCGCGTTCTTGATGCCGTTGGCCAGGCCCTGCATAAGCATGCCGCCGAAGTCGGTGAACTTGGCGGGCAGTTCCACACCCAGATAGCCGAGCACACCGGCGAACGCGCGGTAGAACAGGCCCAGCGGGCTGAAGTTGACGATGGTGGCGGCAATGCCACTGAGCCCGCCGCTGAACCCGGTTTTGATCTCTGCCCAGAGGCCGAGGAAGTACGGGGCGACCTTGTCCCAGTTGCGGTAGATCAGGTAGGTGCCGCCGGCGATGGCGGTGATGGCCAGGCCGATGGGGTTCATCGCTAACGCACGGCCAATGAACAGGATGCCCTTGCCCACCAGCGGCAGCGCCGTTTTGCCCAGGTTGAACAGCGTGCCGGCCAGCCCGGCGCCCTTGATGCCGAACAGCATCATGCCGTAGCGCAGCATGGCGAACGGCCCGAGGATACTGGCGATCGCCAACGTCAGCCCGCCCATGCCAGCCATGAGGATGCCGACGCCGGCGGCGGTCTTGACGATGTTGGCGGCCAGCTTGGGGTTCTCGGCGATCCAGCCCTTCACCCCGCCGATGATGCCGGTGAGCGTCTGTGTGATCTCGCGCATGGGGCCGTTTTGCTGTTCCTGCAGCTGGATGCCGAGGTCTTCCCAGGCACTGCCCATGGCGGACAGATCGCCGCGCAGGTTATCGGCCATGGTCTTGGCGGTGGCGCTGGCTTCGCCCTCGGTGGCCTTGAGTGTGCTGACGAACTCCTGCAGCGCGCCGGTACCGGCCTGCTTGACCAGCACCTGCATACCTGCAACCGCTTCTTCGCCGGCGATGTGCTTGAGCAGGCCCGCCCGCTCGGCATCGCCCATGTTCTTGGTTTTCTCGTAGATCTCCTGCAGCACGGTGGGCATATCACGCAGGTTGCCCTGGGCATCGACTGCCGACACACCGAGCTTGTCCAGCGCCTTGGCCGCAGCCTTGGGCGGTGCGCTCAGGCGGTTGAGGATGGCGCGCAGCGCGGTACCGCCCATGCTGCCCTGTATACCGGCGTCGCCCAGCTTGCCGGCCATGGCGGCAACGGTCTCGATGTCCTGCCCCACGCTGGCAGCGACCGGCGCGGCGTACTTCATCGTCTCGCCGAGCATCTGCAGGTTGACGTTGGACCGGGTGAAGGTGCCCACCAGCACGTCACCCAGGCGCCCGGTTTCGCTCGCCTGCAGGTTGAAGCCGGTGAGAATGTTGGAGGCGATGTCCGACGTTTCAGCCAGGCCACTGTCGCCGGCCTTGGCGAGGTCCAGCATGCCGGGCATCGCCGCCTGAATGGATTCAGCCTTGAAGCCGGCCATGGCCAGGAAGCCCTGGGCCTCAGCCGCCTGCCCTGCGGTGAACTGAGTGTTGGCGCCAAGCTGGCGGGCCTGCTCGCGCAGCGCTGCCATATCTTCGGATGCGGCATCAAGGCGGGTCAGCGACTGGACCTTGCTCATGGCGGCGTCGAACTCCAGCCCGGGTGCCATGACCTTCGCGCCGGCATAGAGGATGCCGCTGCCGGTGGCGAGCCCGCCGGCACCGGTTGCGGCCATGCTGCCGGCCAGTTGCTGGGTGCGCTCGTATTGGGCCTTGGCCTGGCCGAGGCGCTTCTGCTGGGTGGTGAGCTGTTTGAGGCGCTGTTCCTGTTGAGCCAGCGTCTTGTTGGTGCTCTCGACTCGTTGGCGCAGCTCGCGCTCATGGTCGGAAAGGTTGCGGGTGCTGATGCCCGCCTCGCCCAGCTTGCCGCGCAGGCCCTGCAGCTCGCGCTGCTGCTCGTTGTGTTTCTGCTTGAGGGCGTGGCCCTGGCGGACCGCGCTCTGGAATTCACGCGTCAGCGCCTTGGTCGGCGCTTCGGCGGCAGCCATTTCGCGGGACAGCGCCTTGACGCGCTCGCGGTTGGCTTGCATGGCGCTGCCGGTTTGATCGGCCTCGCGCTTGAGGTTGCGGAATGAACTGACGTCCTTCTGCAGGGCCTGCAGGCCCTTGAGTTCGCCGCGGGTGTCCTTGAGGGCGCGGCCCAGGCCAACCGCGCCACCGGCGATGTTGCGGAACGTGCGCGACGCGTTGTCCAGCGCCTGGAGGTTGACCTTGAGGTTCAGATCACGCGCCATGCGTGCGCTCCCATCGTTCGATGGCGCGCTCGCGCCAGTCCATCAGTTCATGCAGGGGCATGGCGTTCATCTGCTCCGGCCCCCAGTGGAAAACCAGGGCGATGTCCGCCATCACATCGTCTACGCGGCGGGGGATTCCGCCGTGCTGCCCGTCTTCTGCAAAAAACCGGCGATGGCGTCCGCGCAGCCCAGCAGATCGGCCACGTCCAGGGCGGCGACTTCCTGCTCTGTGAGGGTCGGCTGGCTGATGCGCGGCACCAGGCGGATGGTGGCGTTGACGTCACCATTGATCAGGTCCGCCAACTTGAGGCCGCGCAACTCGCCGGCAGCCGGCTTGCGAAGGGTGATCTCGGTGATGCTGCTCTCACCACGCTTGATGGCCTGCTCGAGGATGATGGGTTCGCTGGTCTTGCTCATGGGTGTGCTCCTTGGGGTTGGGGTTGCCGCAGCGCTTGGGGCTGCGGCGGGTTGCGAAACGGTGGGCGCTGGCCGCGCATGGCTTACAGGCCGATGGCCTTGCGGTGCTCGGCGAGGCGGTCTTCGCCGTTGACCATGAAAACGAAGTTGAGCAGGTCGATCTCGATGATCACCTCGCCGTCCACGCTGAGCTTGTAGTAGGTGCAGGTGGTGGTGATGGAGTGCTCGGTGTCTTCGCCGGACTCGGCGTCGCCGAAGTCGATCTCCTCGTGCCGGCCGCGGGCGACCACCTCGACGGCGGTCACGGCGCCGGTGTCGTCCTGCTGCACGGAACCGGCCCAGCGCAGCATCACGCCGTCCGCCTTCACCGCGCCGAACTGCTTGAGCACGGTCAGGTCCCAGCCGCCGAGGGTCCATTCGATCTGGATGCCGTCGTCTGAGTGGCCCATGTCGACCTTCACCGGGCCGTCCATGCCGGCGCCGCGGAAGCTTTCCAGCTTGCGGGTGAGGGTTGGCAGGGTGACGGACTTGCACTGGCCAACGTAGCTGTTGCCATCGTTGAACAGGTTCATGTGCTTGAGTTTCTTGGGCAGGGCCATGGCTGGGCTCTCCTACGGCGCGGCCGGGGCCGCGCGGGTCAATGGGGTCAGGCGGTGATGCCGGCGGCGAAGTCGACCAGGTAGCGGTCGGTGATGCGCTGACGCAGCAGCAGGTTTTCCAGCGGCGGGACGGGGGTGTAGTCGTAGTCCAGGAACAGCTTGCCGGCCTTGAGGGTGTCCTTGTCGTTGGCCGCCTCATCGAACCAGCACTGCCCGTCGATGATGTAGCCGCCGCGCTTGAGCTCGCGGAACTTGGCGTTGATGCCCTCGGCGATGTCGCGCACCAGGGAGGCGTGCATGGGCTTGTCCACCGCCCAGAAGTGCCCCTCGGCCATGGTGTCTGCCAGCACCTGCGCGGTGCGGGTGTAGTTCTCGAAGGCGAACAGCGGGTCGGAGCTGCAGGTGCGCGAGCCCCAGAAGCGGAAACCGTCGCGGCGGATCAGCGTGGTGACCTCGTCGGCGTTGAGCAGGCCGGCGTCGGTGGCGGGGTTCTGCAGGTCGAAGTAGATGTCCTTGCTCAGGCCCGACACGCCGTTGACCGGCACGTTGGAGAGGGTCTTGTGCCAGCCGACCTGCTCATCCAGCTTGGCGCGCAGGCCCAGGGCGCGGGCGATGGCGCTGGCCGGTGCGTTGGCGTTCGCCACGGTGTCCCAGGAAACGAAGTCCGGCCAGATGAGCATCAGCTCACGCGCACCGAAGCCGGCGCGGTAGGCAATGGCATCGCTGACGGTCTCGCAGCCGTAAGCGCTGGCATAGGCGAAGCCGCGCAGCTTCTCGGCGATCGCTACCAGCTCGGTGGTGACCGGCAGCGAATCGAGGCCTGGTACGCCGAGGATGCGCGGTTTGACGCCGAGCTGGGCCTCGGCCGCCAGCAGGGCCTTCATGCCCAGGTATTCGCCGGTTGGGCTTACGCCGCCGATGATGTTGCTGGTGGTCGCGGCCTCGTCGGCGCCCTCTTCCACGCGCACCACGACGGTGACGGGCGATGCCTGGTCGGCGATGGCATCCAGGCTGCGCGCCAGGGTGCCCAGCTCGCCGGCGGAACCGGACGCGGTCAGCACGTCGGTGAGCAGCACCGGTTTGTTGAGCGGGAACTTGACCGCATCAGCATCCGACGCGGTGCAGACCATGCCCACCACGGCGGTGGAAACGGTGCGAATGGGGCGCGTGCCCTCGTTGATTTCGAGGACGCGGACGCCGTGATGGTAATCGGTCGACATGCGGGAGGCTCCTGCGGGGCGTATGCCTGATCAGTGAGCCTTGAGGGTGACGCGCGCGCGCAAGAGGTGCACGCGGCGGGCTGTGTAGCGGCGGGGGCTACAGCGCGCAGGCGAAAAAAAGCCCTGCCGAAGCAGGGCCAAACTCCGCGTTGCTCTGTTAGGCGCCCATGCCCTGCTGCAAGTTACTCGGCAGTTCCGACCACAGCACCGGGCCGGTCAGAATCTCCACTGATCGCCCCTCGGCCAACAGGCCACCGGCTTCCAGCGCTTGCACACCGCCAGCAGTTACCGGGTCGGTCAGGTCGATAAACTCAGCCGCATCCACGTCCTTTTGATACGTGCGGATCAAAAGGACG